TTTAACTGTCCTTTACGGAAGTACAAATCCTCGTTGTCTTTTGTTGCCTCAACTGAATTTATCTGAAGAGCATTGGCACTTAGCTCTTTCATGAATTCTTTCCAACCGTCAGTCATAAACATGCCCTGAAGGTCGTCATAATACTTTTCTGTTGCTTTATCCATTCTTAGGTCGCCCCCTCTTCTTGGTTTGAGTTTCTTTCAAATCGTGAAGCAAGGAGTTCTGAACTGCCTCTATCGCCGTGATTCTTTTGTCTAGGCGCTCTAGGATGGCGTTGATCTGTTCTACGACCGTTTGTAATTCTCTTTGACTTACCACTAGGATATAGCCTTTGCTGCGTCAAGATTTAGCCTCTTTTCTTTCAGAGCTGTGTCTGCGACCTTAAGTCTTCTTTCAAACTCTTTGTCGTCTGCATCACCCACCTTGAGGTTAGCGGTGATAGCTTTGATCTGATCTGTCTCAAGTTCCACAGGGATAGCCTTAGTCTCTGCTGCGATCTTCTGCGCTCTAGCCTGAGACTCGGAAGCCTGACCGTTGAGTGCGTTAGTCTGAGACTGTTGGAAGGCCAGCTGTGCTTGCTGTGCAGCCTGTTGAGCTTGTTGCTGCTCGGGTGAAGGCTGTCCTGCTTGAGCGAGTGCTTGAATAAGTTCTTCTCTGTTTGAGAGATTCATGTTGTCTATGATGGACTGAATCAATGTCGGATACAGAGGCGAGTCCTGACCCATAGTCTGTAGCAGTTGTACAAGTTGAGTAACCTCGTACTCCCTCGCGATAATCCCGAGAGAGGAGGAGACTTCAAACTGATAGTCCGCGACAGGGTATAACTCAGGCTCAAACTGCATGTAACGGTACGCAGCTTTCTGTACGAACGGAATCAAGAAAGACTCTTGGAAGTTAATCAGAGTCCTCTTGTGACGCTTAATAATCGCACCAAGAGACATTGAGATGCCTGCGGCAGTTGATTCACCATTGATAGACCCCGGAATACCCGCAGAGTCTATAGCGCCTGTGGCGGTCTGAACCATCTTCTGCAACTCACCCGCTTGTGCGAAGGTGATTTGGTTTACCTGTCCGAAGTTAAACGGCTGTAGAACCTCAGCAGGGTTACCGTTAGTAAGTATGATCTTGCCTGCTTTAACTTCCGGTCTTGCCCCTCGGGGTAGGCGGGTAGCGTCCATAGCCATCATCGGATGGACTGTTAGGGCTAGAGCGTCAATCCTTGCGCGAAGTTCTGCGTCTAAGGCTTTTTGTGAGTTATAACCCTTCTCACACACACCCCTTCCCCAAAAACGGTTGGGGACTACATCCCACGGGAATGCAATGACGGGTCGGTCATTCATCATGTACGGGTTCTTCTCCGCTTTCAGGAGAGTACCACCGTTCGCTATAACCACGATTGCCTCAACATAGAAGGTCTTATCTTCGTCACTTGGTACTAGCTCTTCAACCTCTTCATACAGGTCGTCATTCTCAAGTAGATGGCGGGGGACTAGACCATAATACTTGGTGAGACGAACCTTATCAGTAGGCTGCGTGGTAAGTTCGTGGTCTGCATCTAGGTCGATGTCAGGGTAAGCGTAGTTGAACGGTACATCCTTGTAGACTCCCTTTTCTTGCAGGAGTTCTACTTGGTGAGAAGATACGAATTCGTCAATAGCTACACCGATGGCTTCGTCTACACTGGTAGCCACGGGGTCGATTAGGAAGTTCTGTGGTTGGATGCTGCGGAGTTTACACACAGTGCGGTCGAACATCTCTACGCCGACCTCTTGTAGCTGTCCGTCCATTGTAGGACGAGAGGCAGGGCGCATGTCCTTTTTCTCTTCAAGGACTAGCTCAGCAATACCTGTGCCGTAGACAGCGGAGTTAATCAAACACTCACCTACCGCCTTGCGGACTTTGTTCTTCTTGAAATCTTTAGTCAGTTGGTCGCGAAGGTAGGCGACATCTGCTGTCTCTTGGTCGTCATCCTTAATATCAAAGAACTTGCCACGACCAAAGGTAGCTTCTTCAATCTCTGCAACGGAAGACTCTACGGCCTGTTGAAGGGCAGGGGATATGATCTGCGAGCGTTCTGAATCTCTATTACGATCCTCAGAAGAGAAGATGCCTCGCCATAGACGGTAGTATTCATCGAACTTAGTTTCATAGTTCGACTCGTAATGGTCGCGCCACTCGCGGCACTTCTCCATAACCCAAGACTCTAAAGTCTCTTCTATGCCGAATGTATCTTCATTGCTATCTAGCATATTAGTATCCCGAAACAGAATCTATGACTTCGTAGTCATCAATTTCAAAGTCATAAGCGTAGGACACAGTAGCCAACTGATCTATGTAGGCTAGTGCGTCCACCATGTCATCGTGTGTTAGAGCATCAGGGAATTGAAATATCTCGTCTAAGAATTGGACATTCCACTCACCTTTGTTTAAGGTACAGATGCCATTCTCAAACCTGCCCTGTAACGCCCACATTACACGGTCTGTCTTCTTCTTGTTTCCGTGGGTCAGTTCCTCAACACGGAAGAAACGCTGATATTTCCTCATAAGATCGGTAAGCGGAGACATCACAGCCTGACGGGCTATGCCTTTCTCTATACCGACCGAGACGGGTTCGTAGTCTCGGACTATCTGAAATATCTTCTGCGCAGTCTCGTTCAACTCCCAGCGTCCGGCTATTATATCACAAACCCACCATCCATATTCGCCGACTTTTACTACAGCTATGGCAGTGTTGTCAAGTTTTTTATTTTTGGTCTTCTTCCCGACTTCCTCAAAGCCCGCGAGGTCAATGGCGACATAGTAGTCACCAGTAGTCGGCTCTTCCTCGTCAAACTTAATCCAGTCCTCTTTGAACATCTCAGAACCCCTAGCCTCGAAGGAGGCCATGAATTCCTGACGGAAGGCATAGGAGGACATCCCTGCTTTCGCAGCGTTGATTTCGTTTTCGTCTAGTAAGTCATTGTCGTAACTTGTAAAGTGCCATGCCTTAAACGTGGGGTCTGTGCCTAAACTGGCTTGCTTGTAGAGTTCATAGAAATGATTTCTACCCATTGGTGTCCCAATAAATAAGGCTTCTCCTTTCAGGTCTGTCAACGCAGGTCTTAAAATCAACTCCCATACATCGGGCTTCATGTCTGCGTATTCATCCAAGACAAGAAACTTAAGACTTACACCGCGCATAGTCTCAGGTCTGTCCGCACCTTTCAAGCTTATGGTCGTACCATTAATCAACTTGACCTGCATGTTATTGACATGAGAGGAGTCTATGACTGGTTGGCCTATCTCCAAGAGGAGATTCCACATAATGTCCCTAGCCTGACCCTGAGTAGGGGCGACATAGAACACCTGTCCTCTATCAGACTTCAGAGCGTTGACGATCAAAAGATAAGCCGCAAGACGAGACTTGCCCGTCCTGCGACCCGCAGCAACGACTTTGAAACGCGTAGGGTCGTTCCAAACCTTCTTCTGCCACTCTAGGAGGCTGATGTTTAGATTCATTTCTTCTTCGCGGTTTTCTTAGCTTTCTTAAATGCTTTAGCCGTAGGAGCGCCTTTGCTTCCGGGCTTTCGCATAGTTTCTCCGCTTCCTGACGCAATGCGCTTTCTCTTTGCGTGGATGTTCTTATAAAGACTCATGTTACTTCCTGCGAGTCGTTTTAGTGCGGGCAGGTGCTTTAGAAGCCATCTTATTTTTGGCTTTCTTAGCTGCGGCCTTTCCGGCTGTTGTGTATGCGTACTTCTTACCATTAACCATTGGCATAATATTTCTCCTATACCGTTAGATCGAACTTAACCCCATCACTCTTCGCGAGAATGAATGAGACAATGCTTGTAAAGGTAGAGCCTGCGTCAGGCGTAATCGTAAGGTAGTCGCCCTCAGTCATAACCAAGAACGCCCCCTCACCGCCAAACTGATCGTACTGACCATCGCCTAATGACTTGTTGGACTGAAACGTAATGTCTGTCCCGTCATGCCATGTCGCCGAGTAGCCCGCTGTAGAGCCTGTACCATTAGCCACGAAGAGCATAGTTACCCTAGCTTCATAGCCTGTTGGGACGGTGAATAGAGTATTAGACACTCCCGCTGTGAGGTTATTACCTATTGAATAGTGTGACTCATCATACATAGTATTTACCAAATCTAATCATGTAGGTTATCTCTACGGCACGTTGACCAACCTGAGTAGCCCACAAAGAGTCCAAGAACTCATCCGCAGCTTCCTCAAAGTCGTCAGTCTCCATAGCCTTAAGAGCTAGTTTGAACTTCCTCAACCTCGTAATACCTAGATTGAAACACAATGATACCATGGCATCCTTACGCACTTGGTCTAGGTACTTGTACCACCGGAAAGCGTTATCAAGTTCTTCCTCACACCTTCTGATGTCGTTCTTGAGCATATAGTAGATTTCATCGTGAGATAACCCTAAAGAGTCAAGGTTTCTCCCTACGCCTATGCTCAGGTGTCCTGTGGTGTCTTCGTAGGGTTTGGTTCTTAACCCCTCATGCTTGACTAGCAGATCAATCAAATTATTCAGATTCTTCACTGAACTCCCCCTCCATGATGTCAGGCTCTACCACGGCGTCAGTTACTCCCGAGATGGTGATATTCACGGTAGGCTTACCACCCAACTTGTCTTTATCAAAGTCACTCTGAGGAAGAATCCTATCCATAATTAATTTCCAAGCCGCCGCTTGGTTCTTATGGTCGTCATCTACCGCAGCCCTGAAGATAGAATTAATTACCGCATCAGTATCCCTTCGAGCCAAGAACCTCTGCTTCATTTCTATCATTGCCGCCCTGTCACCGGGTGGACGACCCCTTTTCCTATTTTTAGGAGGGGTAATCTCAGACTTTCTAGGACGTCCTCTCTTGCGTTTTACTGGGACGTCAGGGGTAACTACCTCTATTTCGTTATCGGACGTCATAGAGCCTCCTGTGAATAATTAAAGGGTATTTTACGCCTATTTTCTGACAAATGACCAACAAAATCTAAGCCATTGATATT